TATGCTTCAACATAAAGAACTCGCTGGCGGGATGGGTCTTCTCCGAAATTTGCATTTGCCTGAGAGTCGAATTGGAACATCCGCTGTTCAGCTTCTTGGTTATTTAGGTTGAAATCATCATCGTCACTTGCAAAATTAACAACCTCGTCAAAATCGTAGCCCATCTCGCAGAGCTCTGAGACAGTGATAAACCTACGGTGAGCAACCAGGTCAGCATCAGCAAACGATCTTGCCGATCTATTAACTAGCAACTCTTCCGGGGGGACGCTCTCAACCGACACCCTACCTTTCGTTTCCGATCGAGTTATCGTGACGCTTGAGAGAGGGACTCCCCCCGGACCAACAACTGTTTTGAGGCTTGTGATCTCTGCATTGGGGTCTGACGATATTGCAGCCAGCATTTGCTCATCGAGATTGTCGAGCTCTTCCGTTTCTGTGCTGGTTGTCTCAACCCAGACATATTTTAGAAATCCTGCACCCTTGAGAAGCGCATCTTTAAAGGCCGCATAAAGAATCGATATATATGGACTTGTCTGATCGTTATTCAATATGAAATTAACGTAGTTCGTGGCCTGGGAAGCGGCCTCGATGTCCTCTGCATTGCGAGGTGCGTACTCGACCACTTGATCGCTGCCGCAAAAGATCCGCATCAGAGAAGGCAAAAATGCTTGGATGGTATCGCGAACGTCCATCGTTTGCGCTGTTGATCGACCTTCTTGCTCGTTGCCGAAGGGTTCGCCGTCATAATAATTGGCAGCGAGAGCTCTTCGCGGAGAGAGCGTCTGATCGACAAAATCAATCGCGTCTTGGATGCCCAGCGAGACAGTTGACTGAAGAGATTCATCATCGATCTCGCCCCCGTCTTCGCTATCGATTTCATCGACTTCCAGTTCGCCTTCTGAGATTTCCTCATCCTCGAAAGTTTCTTCCTCGTCTTCGTACATCTCGCTCATAAAAAGCTATCCAATAAGGCATTGCCGACGATCCGACCGCGCTCTGGCAGTTGGTTATAAGCATTGGGGATTGTTTGAAGGATTCGGCTGTTCTTTGCAGCATTAACAATTCGACTTTGCTCTGCCTGGTCTTGCAGATACTTTATAAGTCCGCCGACTGACTGAAGAGCTTGCTGCGTATATTGCTGACCTAGGTCGGTCTTGAGTTGGTAGTCGTTCTGATCTAGGCGCTGGTCCCGATCAGCTTTAAGCTGCTCGTTAGACCGATCGCTCGTAAGAGCTTGGATGATTGTGTTCGGAGCGTTGGCAATTGGCGCTATAGCGCCCTGGGCTGCGTTAGCTAGGAAGTCCATTATCCCCGCGCCCTGGTCTGCTAGGGTTGGGGCTGCGGCTGCGGTTGCTGCTGAGGTTGCTGCTATTCCGCCAAGAAGTCTTGGATCGATTGAGCCTTCAGAGGAAGAGGAAGGTCCGCTTCCAGTTCTGCGGTCCATTCCATTGGAGGATGGTCCGAGTAAGCCAGGCTGAGGTAAGTTGCTTTGTTGAACGGGAGATGTCGATCCAGCATCATTTGCAGAAGATCGTCCTGTAGCCCAGTTCGGAGCATCCACTCCTCCAGCTTTTTCGAGGATAAGTGATCTAGCGGTATCGAGGTTGATCCGACCTTTCGAGTAGTCGTTCCAGATTCCCTCAATTTCAGCTTTATTACTGGCACTTTTAAATTCCTTGGGGAAAAGATTGCGTACCGACTCCCATGTGACGGACTGCATTTCTCTTGGCATTATACCAGATTGCTGCGCTGCCATCCTGTATGCATCTGCATTGATACCGTAAGTTCCGCTGGCCCCGGTAATCGCTGAACCTGGAGCTCCGGTGCCAAAATTTGCAGCTACAGCCGGGGAGGTTCCGCTCAATGGCATTAGTTGCCCGGCTGCTACAGCGTGAGTATCCATTGTCACATCAGCGACATCAGTCATGTCTTTTGCATACTCTGGAGACACAATATTATTGTAAAAATTACGAACCTTATGCTTCTCGCCCATCTTGCTCGATATATTGTCAATATCGCCGTTTTCAATAAGATTGATCGCTTTTGCTATGACGTTATTTGGTCCCCAAGCTGTAGTAGCTCGCTCCCCCTTTCCGGTTAAGGCTGGACCCATAGATTCACCTGTGGGCGATATAATGTCGTACCCTCGATCAGAAAAAGCCTGGTCATGTGATCTCACCCACATCGCCTTTTGAACACCCGAAAGATCAGAAAATGGTTTTCTTAGAACCTCTCTTACATCTTCTGAATATTGTTTTCCCGAATACAACTCTTTCAATTTTGAAGAGTGCTTTTTATCTGGCAAAGAGTTTCCTGCCTTAATTCCAGAATTATAAGCAGCAAAAACCCGATCAGCTAAAGAGACATTTTGATACCAATCCTTTTGAGGAGATAACGATGCCAAAACGCCCGAAGCCTGTTCAATCGATACGCCATATTTATTTGACAAGCCGCTTGCTAGTTGATTAGCGCCTCGATACCAGTTTTTTGCTACATCAACGACATTAGTTGGTGTTTGCCCATACAAAAATTGGAGGTTATCTGCCATTTGATCTTGGTAAGCGTTCAACAATCCTGTTGTTGATTTCGCTTTTGTTTTAATACCAGGCATATCTCTGACGGCGGCAGCAACCGTACCTTCAAGATTTCCACCGGCATCAATCGCTTTTGTGTCGATAACTAACGATGGGTCGAAAGGGCTTTCTGTTGCGCTAGTAGCCGTAGGGTAACGCTGGCCTATTCTTCTGCCTTCCTTTAAGGCTCCGAGAATAATCCCAGCCTCTGCTTCTTCTGGAGTCAGCGCAGGTACGGCAGCTATTGCAGCCGCTGGCTTTGCTAACTTACTTAAAATCCCAAATCCAGCCACTGGCTATTTCTTCTTCTTGGGCTTTTTCTTTTGAGGTTTTTTATCGCCAGTGTTCAACATGATGACGATATCAGCGGCAGCATCATTGATTCCCTGGTTGCCTCTTTTATAAGGCTTCTTTGAGCTATGCATGGCAGAAAGTCCACATATGGATATTCTCCCATTTTACCAAAAACAGGATAAAACCGTTAGGTCATGGGGAGATTTCTACGGAGGGGGCTCGACCAGTTGCTAGACATTGACCCGCCATGTAGGACCGTTGCGGCCTCGACAGCGAAGGTTAAGCAGAGAGCGTCAGCCATATCAGGACTCGGCAAGCCTCTCTTTTTCATCGCGTCCTTACCTTCAATCTGAAGCTTGCCGCTGCTTGTGAATTTATATTTCGGGCTCACTAGCTCTGCGAGGAGGTTATCGTCTCGCGGCATCGAGCAGTCCCTGGCTTCCAGCCAGGCTTTGACCTTGAACCAGAGCTCGGCTCTAAGATTCAGATAGGTCTGTCGCATCGCAGGAGTTTCTGCGGTGTTGATGCCGATCGCTGGGAGGTTCAGTTCTCTGAGACGATCTACTACGCCTCCGCCTACGCCGATTGAGTCTATGCAGATAGCTGCTGGCTGTTGCCGAGGCGGACAGGATTCATATTCGGCCATAACAGCCCCGCACAAAGCCATTAAGTCCAGATTATTCCATGACCTCAATGAGAGGAGTTTCCGTCCTTGGCGCTTTGCCAGGACAGAATTGTTACTGCCGAACCGCGCTACGTCCAAGCCCCAGACGATTCCCTCATCGTCTAATACGGTTACGTTCTCGCGGTTCATTGCGGCTTCAACGAGCTCCAAGGGAATGGCGGTATCGTCGTCTTTGGAGGCGAAATCGCCTAGTACCCGGACCCGAAATGCGTTGCTCTCTGAGCCATAGCGCGTTGCCATCTCACGGATGTATTCTTCACTGACGCGAGGGCTATCTGCGCAACTCACCTTTCGCGTCCACCATTCCGCTGCCTGTCGATGATGCGTATCGAAGAAGAAGCCGCTACTTCGCGTTGGGTTTCCTAACAATATGGTACAGGCGTTAGAGCCGCTCATGCTTCCTGCGGCGGCTTCAAATACGGACTCTGGAATACCGGAGGCTTCATCTACAAGCAATAAAACCTTGTCTGAGTGAACGCCCTGCAAACTTTCGGGGTTCTCTGCCCGGCTAGTTCTCGCGCTTATGAAAGCATCACTGGGCGCGGCTCGATGGCTGACCCGATCGCTTTTTACGTCAAGGATAGTTGAGAGCGCAACAGGGAGTTCCCCGATCCATCGCTTGAGTTCTGAGAAGAGCGCGTCGAATAGCTGCGCGGAGGTTGGGGCTGTTACGACAATTTTAACTGGGAAATTTGTGAGAAGGGTCCAGAGCATGACCCACGAAGCTGCCGTCGATTTACCTACGCCGTGGCCGCTCCTGATTGAGATGCGGCGTTCGCCAGAGTTAACGGCTTCCAACATCTCAATCTGCCAAGGATCAGGCTCTTGCTTAAGGATTTCTTGAACGAATAAGACAGGGTCGTTTCTATACCGCTTGAGGAAATCGTTAAACGGGTTGTCCTTTTTCGATACCAAGCTCATCGAGCAAATGTATCACAGTTTGATGAGTTACCTTTAGGAATTTCTTAGAGACATATTCCGCAGTCGGTCTTGAGCCTTTACCTTCCACCCCGTAAAGCCGAATCATCGCATCAATCGCCCGTCTTCGTTCGGGCTTTTCTTGGAGGACTGATTTTTTTCCTGTACCGATCTTCTCGCAGCCCCAAGGAATTTTGCCGCCTAAGTAGCCGCCTCT